ATAGACACCGTGTGATCTCTGTCGATGGCAAGAGCAGCCACAACCATCTCATCCCCCCACTGAGTTTTAATTGGGGCTTGCTGCCACATCCACACCACAGGCTCCTGCACAGGTGCTGGCTGTGCTGCCAAGGCTGCTTTGATCGCGGTAATGGCATCTCGGCATTGAACAACCTCGTACAAGCCGCCTGAGATAGACGCATCCAACACCTTGGGAGAATCATCTAAAACGCCCTCCAACGCATCCAGCGCCAGCTTCAATGCTTCGTCTTTCATAAAACCCCCATTAGGTAAAAGATACCCGTCCACACACCCCACATAAGGGTGACGGACACGATGGCAGAGGCAATTACCCCGCCGATCAGGATCAGCTTGTCGCTCATTTGATGATCCTCAGAAAAGCGCCACACCGGGCACATTTGTAAATTGGAGAACCCTCAACAGGCTCCCACATATGTTGCTTGCAATCGTTCATGTCTTCTCCACAATAGGTGTCATCTTCTTCAAGCGGAACTCCTCGCGGACAAGCGCAATGGCCTTGTCCATATCTCTCAGAGTCACCACCTCCATCTGTGCGTCATGCAGCTCCATGAACTCGTTGAGCGCAGTCATTTCAACAGCCTTCAAGATGAACCGATCAAGCTCAACGCCGCGTTTACCAACCGAACGCAAAGCCAGCAGTCCTTCTTTGACTACACCGCTGTAGTCTTTGCCAAAGCCCATGCGCAAAAAGGCTTCTGTGATGTTGCCCATGGCAATCAGTGTGTCGATGTCAGCGCGTGTTGCCATGCCCTTGGTCAGTGAGTCCATCGCAGCATGATTCCTGATCTTGAGGTCAACTAGAAACGATGTATGCGAACGCACAGGAGACAGGCTCTCTTTTACAAATCCCATGGGATTAAGCAGCACAGGCTTGGGCTTGTATTTACTGCGTTTGCGCATGTCACTTCCTGTTCAAGCTCCGAAGATTTTCTTGAGTGCGTCGTACAACTCACGGGCTTGCACGATAGACAGTGTGTCCAACAGCTGCGGCGCAGTCCCTATGAACCTGACAGGATTATCGGGCGCTGGTGTTGGCTTGGGTGTCACCTCGACAACAGGCTTAGCTTTTTTAGCTTTTTCTCTGGCTACGTATCCTCTTACGTAGTGGTTGCCTACGGTTGTGTATGTTGACACGCTGCCATTCTTTGTGGCTTTGATGAGGTTGCGTTTGGTAAACTGCACAAGCAGCGATGACGACGACGCGTCTTTGATGCTGGCTTTGCGCGAAAGCTCAACCAACTCTGATCTTGTAAGGCCGGGGTTGTCTCTGATGATGTTAAAAAGTTTCTCGGACACGCCCAAGAAATCTGGTGCGCTTGTTGTTGGTAATGTAATCACGTTTGTAGTGTCTCCATCGTCGTCAAATTTAAGGTCTGCAAGCTTCTGCAATTCTGATCTTAAGTCAGGCATATTCATTCTCCAGTTCGTCAATGATTTCATCAAGCATGTCGTTAGCATGCAACGCTTCTAGTACGGACTCGTCTGAGGTCAGCGCGTCGTACTCGACTTTTAGTCTGTTGTACAGGTCACGCATGTGGCTCTTGAACGCACCCTCTAGTTCTTCCTCTATGTCAAGACGCTTGTAGTCAGCGATCAGCGCCATCCATGCAGCAGTCTGAATCTCTGACTTGTATGGTGAGAATACATTGGCAAAGTCTTCTTCGTCGTAGGCATCATGGCAGTCAAGCGTGTTGAGACATGCGTCGAACCGAGCGCAGTTCTCGTGGTAGTAATGACCTTTGTGCTCGGCAGCAAATTTCCAGCCAGTGTTGGCCAGCGTTATGAGTGCTGGGCTCGTGTGCCCGAGAGACTCTAAGAACTTGGGCCAGTCGTCGACGTTACCCTCAAAGCATGCACCGTCACCCTGCGATGAGAAGCCGCTGAAATACATGCGATGAACGTAGATGCCGACCTTGTCCATGTCAGCTTTGAAGTCGTCGTACACAGCGCCCCACCATTCGAGCTCTTCTGTGTTGTGGTGGCGATGCTTGTCGAGTATCTCGTCTTGCTGTCTCTTAGTAAGCGCGTTGAATCTTTCCATGGGTGTCATTTGACTCTCCAATACTTACGTGTAACTTGCAGAACTTCTTCGACTTTTGGCGGGATGGGCTCGAACTTGTTACCGAACGGCGGCGTCCAGCCGAAGCGTCTCCATGTGGCCTGCACGTCAGCGCCACTCGTCCACTTGTATTCGGGGTGCCCCACTGGTACGGTTGGGTATATCTTCTTCATGGTGTCTCCTCATGCTGCTGAAAGTTTAGCTGCAATAGCTGCAGCTGTAAGTCCCTCGGTGTCTACATCTTCAACGATTTTGGCACGCTGTGCAGGGCGTTCTAACTTACGATCAAGGCGCTCGGTATCCTCGATGTGGATGTACATGCGCACACCGGGGAACAGCTTGACTGCCTCGTTGAGAGACTTGCACTTGTCAAGGAATTCGTCAATGTCTGTCTCTACCTTGGCCCATCGCGCATCAATGTCCAGTGCGATTGTGGACTCTTCCCAGCGTTGCAGCAGCTCGGCGCGGCCCGGAGTATCCTCAGGCAGGGAACGTACGTAGTCGATAGTCAACTCAGACTCTACCCTGTTGTAGTAGGAATCTCTTGGGCGAGCATACGCGCTCTTCATACCGTTGAACCTAACGCTAGTGGACAGTGTACGGCCATCGTCGAGTGTGCCGCTGATGGACACGGTGGCCTCCTCCGTTTTGGTTAGCCAGTCTTTAGGAATCTGATCAATGAGATGTACATACTTCTCAGTCCAGCATCCGATGTTGTACAGCTGACTGGCGTTAAGGGTAATGTTCTTGTCGATGTTGGGCACATCACTGTTGCGCTCTGCTTTGCGCATGCCGTTGATCTTCGTCTTAACGCGATTGCGAAGATCTTTGGTGATACCTACTGTAGCCATGATTGGATTCCTTTGTGTTGAGATTTAAAGAGGCCACCTCTGTGGGTGGCTTAGTCGAACTTATTTAGCAGCTTCCTGAACAAACTCTGCAATTGCTTCTCTGAGCTTGTCGCGTGTTTCTTGTGGTGCGTCCTCTGCTAGTGCGTCGTAGCACTGCTTGAAGATGCCGTTGTATGCTTCGATGAGAGAGTCGAGTTGGTCTTTGGCGTTCATGGTTGCTCCAAGGTAAAGGGGATATTGTCGCCGTATGGAGCCCGAATGTCACTAGAGATACACCAGACTACTGGGTAGTCAGGCGCATTGGCTGCGTTGAAGTCTGTGTAACCGTCGGTCAAACACACGAACACCTCGGGCTTGATACCCTCCTTGGCGATGTAGTTGAAGCCCTCCTCCATGTCAGTGCCGCCGCCACAGTAGAACGTCAGCGCCACCTCCTCGCCCTGCTCGAACACCTCGTGCTTGGCTACGCTGGTGTCGACATACAAGACATGGACACGGGATGGGTTGCACTGCGACACGATGCGCTGCAAGTGGCCGTTGTAGTGGTCGAGCTCGGTCTTGCTGATGGAGCCAGACACATCGACTTGGATGACAACCTCGCCCATCTCGGCGGTCTTGCCTGTGCTTGGCAAGTAGCAGTTGGCGAAGCGGCGGTTGGGTCGTGCCCATGTGTAGTCACCGCGAGTGAACGAGGTCATGTAACGCTCGAGGATATCGTGCCATGGTGTCTGCACGTCGATGAGGTCGGCGACGATCTTGGCCAGACCACCGGGCATCTTGCCCTGAGCCTTGGCTGCTTGGGCAGCTTGGGCGATCTCTACGCGAGTCTCAGCGTCGATGCGGTCAGCCTCGTCCTGAGTGAGTGGTGTGCCACGCTCGATCAAGTCGTCACCAGTACCACCGGGGCCGTTGCCATCAGGCTGGTCGGGCAGCTTGTTGTAGATAGCGTCGACTGTCTCGTCCTTGGAGCCGGGCATATTGACACAGCCCTCGATCTGCTGGCCGATGCCTGCGTCCTTGAGCATGTCGTTAATCCATGCGTCACCTGCGATGTTCCATTTCTTGGCGTGACGTGCGCCACGGCGCCGTGCATGCTGGCCGATGACATGGCCTACCTCATGACACAGCAGGAACACAAGCTCGTCAACAGACAGCTTCTCAACGAAGGACTTGTTGTAGTAAATCTGACCGCGCTGATCGACAGCAGCAGTGGGGATGGTGTTGTCCTCGATGAGCTTGCGCTTCATGAGGATGGATGCAAAGAACGGATGCTGGGTAACGATAGATACCTTAGCACGGTCGAGTGTGGTGACTGCCATGATTACTCCTGAAAAGTTATGATTTCGATTGGCTCAGTGCCTCTGAGCATGTCGGCTACTTGCTTTGATTTGTCTTTGAGCTCCTGTGTAGTATGTTCTGCCAAGATTTCTACAACCTTACGCATTAGCCCCTTGTCGTGCATGTTGACGTAGAAGTCTGGATTGACCGCGTCGATAAAGGTCATTGCCTCGATGTGCCGATCTTTGTAGTACCCATTACGGTATGAAGGTTCCTCCACTAGCCGCGCAATCCAGTCTGTATGGATGACCTCCTTTATCAGTGGTGCTGCGTGTGCTGATAGACCTAGGATATGTAAGCCGTTCCAGTGTTGGTTGCTGACTTGCAAGTTGTACTTGGCAGCCAGTGCTCTTGTTATTCGAGCTGACTGTGATGACCAGCCACCCTCGACAATGCGGTTCTCAAGCATGCGGATGACGCTGTTGCGCATCCTCACACCTAGTCGATGTGGGTACAGCTTCACTGTTGTCTCTGTACCGGACATACCAGTGATACGCCCTCGTTGAAAGCTACTCATAGTGCTCATTTCATCTCCTCAAAAAAGTATCCATCGTTTTTCTGCACAATCTTTCCTTTCTTTTCATACACACCAACCAGCCAATTGGCATACTTGTTCGCCCGATACGCCTCGGACATGGCCCACATCTTCATGGACTGGTTACGCCACAGCAGCACAGCTACTGCGACCATCAGGATGTACTCAAGGTCAGTGAAGTTCATGAGAACATCGCCATCTTTGACGCCACGTCTTGCAGCTTCTTCTTGGCCTCGTCGCGCTTGTGGGCTGAGCCTTTGATCATCTCCACGTCCTTGAGGTAGCCCTGCACTGCATCCTCCAGCTCAGCGATATCCGCAAGCAACTCAGGTGTCGGGCTGATTGCCAGCTTGCGAGCCAGTGTGCATCCGTCGATGACGTTCTCGACAAGGCTGTTGTGGAAGCGTTCACCCTTGAGACCTTGGTACTCGCCCAGCTTAGTCACCAGTGCTTGTATGGGCTTGAGCATGCGCTGTATGGTGTCAGCGTTGGCAGCTTGCGCGGCTTCTTCCTCGGCACGTTTGAACGACGCAACGTCTTCGTCACTGAGGTCGAACAGGAAGTGCGACGCATCTGGCATGGGCTGGAAGCGCAACTCGGCTGACATGGACTGCCTGAAGTCTTCGGCAGTGGGGTACTCGGAAGCATTGGCACGGCCAGCTGCGTGTCCACTGTTGCGGTACATCACATCGTCCTGCACTAGCTGGTCATACATGGGCATGTAAGTGTCGAGCAGGTTGTCCACCTTAGCGATGCGGTGCTTCATCTCTTGCGTGTACTCCATGTACAAGTCATTGGGCAAGATGCGTGGGCCAGCATCCATGTAAGGTAGCGTGTTCTTCTTGTGGTACTGATAGAACTCGCCGTATGACGACATGATCTGGTTAATCGCAGAGTCCTTGTTCCTGAACAGCTTGGTCAGCACAGTCAGCGAGGTGTCGCCCTCTTGACGCTGAATCTTGTCCGATAGATACGCATCGCGCTTGGTGAGTGCTGCGCGACGAATAGTCAGCTTGACAAGAACTACCTTGTCCGAAAGTTTTGTAGGTGTCATGTTTACTCCAGTGTGATGATTGTTAAAACCCAAGCCTTGGCCTCATCGAGGTCAAGGAACTCAGGTATGTCTTGCGGGTCGTCGACCCAGTAGCGGCGGTCGTGGGCTTTCCATCGCATCTTTCTTTCTCCCCGACTAGCCCCTTTAGTGCGGCCAAGGTACTGGAGTTCAAACATCCTGCGATTGATGCAAAACCCAGCTTCGCCTTTGTAATCCCCGAGCAACACCCATGTTGCGCCGTCGTCTCGGGTATGCCATTTAAGGTCACTGACTGTCATGCAAGCCTCGCCATTGCCACCGCGAGTTCTTGGGCTTCGAGGAAGTCGCCCTGCATCTCGACCGTGTCGACGTCGTTGAACCTGTGGTACGCGACGGGAGTGACAATCTTGTAAGACGATTCAGGCCAGTTATCCGCACGACACACTAGCGCCACACGCATACCTGACCTTTCGTCCCACAACTCAGCGATTGGCTTGATTTTTCTGAACTCGTCGCGTTCGTAGTGTGGATACGTCCATCTCACATCAGCACCTCGGCGTTCTTTGATGCCCACTCGACGAAGCTACGTGTGTGCTTGATGGTAGGCTGCAGCTTGATCGCGTCCTTGGTACACATGACGTTGAACTCAGGAGACAGGCGGGACAGGTACCGGGACACACGGTCGAAGTTATCTTTCGTTGACTTACGAGCCAGCGCACCAGTCAAGGCGTACAGAGTCGCAGGGTCTTGGGGTACGTCTGAGCCAGCAGGGTCGAGCAAGATGGAGTCGATATCAGGCAGTGACTCGTAGACACGCTTGAACCCAGTGTACTCAGCAGCAGCGCCCTCGCCCACCTCACCAGCGCAGTTGTCGAAGAACAGACCCTTGTCGAGGCTGTCAGGGATAAGGTTGACACGCTCCCATGAACGAGGCGTAGGATTGGCGAAGCGGTTGGCATCGAAGTCAGACAGCAGACCGGGACGGAAGCGCAGGAACTGAATGAGCACAGGGTCGATGCCCTTGTCGAGCGCCCATGCTGTCCAGTCCTCGATGGTCTCTTGGAAGTCGAAGCGCCGTGTACGGTTGGCCAGCTTGGATGTGATGCGATTGGCACCAGACTTGTCCTCGGTACGGTTGCCAGTGGCTATGATAAACAGCTCGTCAGACAGCATGAGGTTGCCAGCACGACGATCGTAGATAACACCGCACAGTGCGTTCTGCATGGGCACAGGCGCATCAGACAGCTCCTCCAGAATGAGTGCTGCACGTCCTACACCACGTCGCAGTTGGTAGAACTCTTGGGGTGGAACCCAGCGTGTGTACTCGCCTTGGGTGTTAGGTACGCCGAGCACGTCGACCGGGTCACGCAGTGACGCAGTGAACTCGACCACGTTCTCGATGCCAAGCTCAGAGATGACCTCACGAGCACAGGCGGACTTACCACCACCCGGCGCACCGAGGATGAAGGGTACGACGGCATTGCCGCCATCGACCTTGAACTGTTCGAGAACAGATGTTTTGATATTGCTGTAACGCATGATGATTCCTTGTGTGTTGAGATATGTTTATGTAGCGTCTGGATGCCTGCCCCCATGCGTGACGCTTGAACGATGGGGTAGCCTGAATTTGTTTGATTAAGTGTATGTATGTCGTCTTACGCGAAACTTACACAGTCACACGTCAACGTGTAGCTTATTTACAGTAAGGCCAACGAGGGACTGCTCCTCGACGTATGCCTTGGCTTGCTCGATGGTGTCGAATGACTTCGGGTGTGCAGGCGACACCGTGCCGTAGATGTGCCCTTCGTACCCGTCCATGCGTACTCTTACGAATCCAACAGAGTCGACCCACAGTGGTACGAGATTGCCATCCCACTCTCTTGTCTTGATGCGTACCTTGGGGCGTATGGTGCAGCGACAGTACACCTCGCCGTCCTCCCATATGAAGTTCAACCCGGCCTCCAATAAAACAGGTCAAGGACTAGGACTGCAATGAGGAATAGCAGTACGGCAATTCTTGCGGCTCGATGTGTAATCATAGTTCCCTCCAGCCCGATTCGATACGGGCAATCAGTTGCTGAAATGTGATGCGGTGCAGTGTCCCGAACCCATCGTCCTGCCATACGGACGGGACGCTGCCATGGGGGGTGTGTCTGGTCATGGGGTCTCCAAAGTTGTTGCGTATTACTTGTCGTGCATCCAAGCGACTGGCAAACCATTTGTGTAGCTTGCGACTGTCGTCTTGCAATAGCCCCGGTGGTGCGCCTGTCTTGCCGCCGTTCACCGTCTATCCTCCTCGTGTAACTGGGCGATGTGTTTGTCCAAGCTCTTGTAGCCGTACTTGTCCAGTAGGCGCAGAATTGAACGTACGTAGTCAGGATGGGCACAGGCTTGGGTTCGGCTTGATGCCTTCAGTAGGCGCAGAATAATCCAGTCTTCTTTGGTCATGGTGTCTCCTGTGCTTCTTCAAGTTTGTATCCGGCCAACTGCTGTATGTTCTCGAAGCGGTCGAACTCCTCGATGGTGTGAGGGAATCGCCCATGCAGTTCTCTGAACAGGACTGCGTTACAGTCACTGCACCAGTGCGAGTAGGATTTGCATGGCTTTATATCCCGCGTCTTGTACATGGCCGTGCGCTCTATGAAGTACTCCCATGACGGATTGTCCATCTTTATAAGGATGAGTTTCTTGCGTTTACGTTGGTTCATGATTCAGGCACGTATATCGTGTTCTTAGTCTCAATGATTCCACCTTGAGGGTTGAAACTTACGATGGCACTTGTGCGTATCACGCCACTGCCAAGGTTCGAGTGGTCGACCACCTCTAGCTTTGCACACCAAAAGGGTTTGTCCATACTGTCGTACAGCAAGCACATCATTGGGTCAGAGTAGGTTTTGTAGAATACTATAGGTTTCATTTGGTTATCTCCTCTTGTTGCGTGTTCTCAAAGCGGTCGAACTCTTCGGTTGTGTATGGAAATCTCCCATTTAGGTCGTGGAAAAGGTTGGCGTTGCAGTTACTGCACCAACCCTTGTACTTTTTAATTTTCTCTGTGCTGTAAAAAAGCCCCAACCGTTCAACGACGTATTGGGGCAGCGCACTGCAACATGACATTGCCGGTTCTATGAAGTATTCCCATGGCGGGTCGTCTATGCGTTTACGTTGTTTCATGGCAGTGTCCTTTGCTCGATAACGATTGTGTACCCAAGACCTTTGATGATCTCGATGTGTCGGTCGCTCAGGGTTTTCTGCCCGGTGAGTGCTGCAAACGTGTGTGCCATGTCGCACACTGGATATATGGTTTGCTTGCCATACACGTCCTTGAGGGCCACCGTGATGGTTCGCTCGAGGTGTTGTCCGGGTGTGATGGTGTCCATGATTAATCCTTAAAGTACACGGCGGCATCTACTGCTACCCTCAGATCGTTAGCCGCCAACTCAGCGGCGTCTGCCTCCGCTCTCAAACGGAGGGCCATGCGCGAGCGCCCGTCCTTGTCAGCATCGGCTTGCGCCGCCTGATCTCTCAAAATCGTCAACTTGCGGCGCAAGGCCTGCTCAAGTCCACGAGCATGGTTCAGTTCTTTTGCATTCATGATGTTCTCCATTTGATGTATACGTACGTCTGTACGTATGTTATCGGCTGAATCGCTCAGCCAAGTACTCGTGATATGCCACCTCTGGGTCGTCCATGTCCAAGGGGTTGCGGTCGGTGCTTGCCTCGAAGATGAAGGGTTCCTCATCTTCCATGTCATCTTTGATGTATACATACATTAGCTGTTGACGTTGGGACATGGTGACTCCTGATGTATACACACGTTGTGTATACGTACGTTGAAGGGGTAATTAGGCAAGGTGGTATCCAAGATTTGAGGGGCTTGGATAGTCGATGTTAGCGAGTACTGATGCTGGAAGGCGCATAGATACTGGCTTGTGCGAGGGTATGCGGGTATACCCTAGGCTAATTATCCAATTAGCCAGAAAAGCTGGAGGATGCGAGAGGATTTTAGGGTCGTATGAATTGTGTGCGCTTGGCGCACTTTCGCACGAGAACACACACGCATCATCTGTGTGTACCTAAATTGTTGGATAATTGTCTAATTGTCTAATTACACCTCTAACCCCTTGATTTTAAAGGGAAAGGTAATTATCCAAGGGCAAAAGCCCCTTGGATACTTGGATAATTAGACGTGTGTATACATCAAGCCTGCGGCTTGGAGTTGCGCTGATGCCAAAAGCCAGTGCCTGACTCGCTTGGCGACAGCTTTGGATACCTGAATCCGTTGGTAGACGCGGCTGTGTAGACGAACGACTGCCCGCCACTGGACTTGGCTCGGCGGCTTGAATACCCTACACGCGATGGTGTGTAAAGCGGCACAGACTTGGGTGCGGCTGTGCTAGTGTGGTGCTTAGACATAGCACCAGAATGAACTAAGTGAACGCGAGACATGGTTACTCCTTTACAAGTGACACTCCAAAGCCCACCTTGTGGGCTTCAGGCTGAGACCTGTGATTACTCGGCGGACAAAGACACTCGGCTGTTGAGAGCCTTGGCTTCGTGATACTGAGCGCTGGCGGACTGCAAGTAATCCAGCATTTCACGATTGCGGGTTGTGACCTCGGCATCCTTGGTCATAGACTCGACACGCTTGATAAACTTGTCGAACGCTTCGGACACGTCGAATACCGACACTACCTTTTCTTCTGGCTTAGCTTCTTCCCATGCAAGGGCCATAAGACCTTCTTCCAAGACCTTGGCATCCATGCCACGCATAGTCTTGGCACGCTCAGTATCGAAGCTAAACTTGTCCTTGCCCTTGGCAATGAACATTGGCGTGTTGGTCTCGAACCATGCACGCAACGATGCTTTGCGCATACCCTTACCCAAGGCGTCCACGAGTTGGTCTGCAAGAGTTACGTCACCATGCTTGACAGCGTGGAGAGCGCAACCGACTGCGGTTGATTGAATATCAGAGGTCAGCTTTTTGGATGCACGACCGATTGAACCGATATTCTTGAGGATTTGAGCTTTTTCCATGATTTTTCCTAGGTGGTTGATTGAGCTTTGATGTATACCCAAAACGGATATACACTCAAGCCCCTTGAGAGGGCTTCCGGGTATTAGCGCCCCCGGCTGTTGGCGCTCGGTTAGTTTGTTGGTCAGGCAACCTCAAAAAGCCTGCGATATAAATTTATAGCCCCTACGCATTTTGAGTCATCTTGCATACTCGCAATGATCGGCAACTACTTGGGTTCTCAGGACACGTCCACTTATGGCAACGCGATGAGTCCAATCCTGCAAGGCAGGTAGCGGCTTGACACCCGGCCCGGCTTGACCCGTTGGCGTGTGACTATCCACGTGTCCTCTGGCTTCGCACCTCTACCCGCACTGGGCTTCGGGGAGTTACCCTACTCGACACCTAGCTGTTAGCGTTATTTCACACAGGATGCTAGTCCTTCCACTACTGGTCTGGCCGCTACCCTGTAGTCAACCCTTCCACTAATGGTCTGGCCGCTACCCACCCCCCACAGGCCCCCCAAGGCCCCACCCGCCCCGCCCTCTGCTTACGACGCAGTCTCTTAGCACATCAAACCTACGACATGTATGTATACATACACCCATAAAAACACCCCGCCCCCTTGCAAAAAAGCCCCAAAAAATTGAAAAACGTATGTACAATACGTGTGTATACATACATTTGGAGCTCAAAATGAAGCGATGGAACCTGTATTTGCCCGAAGAATTGATTGAAAAATACCGTGTTTTGGCCACCCAAAAGGGCGTTTCCTCGGCTGAAATGGCCAGAATTGCCATGGAAAAGTACTACCAAGCCCTTGAGAAAGCCAAAAAGCAGGCTGCGGAGGCTGCAAATGCTGTCTGAAAACACCCCCATGGATGACTTTCCGCTGGAATACAAGCCAAAAACGGTGTCATTCCCACAAATCAGCGACGAAATGGTCGCTTCGATAGCCCTTGGCCTAGAGGATGAGCTGATCGTGGCCGCTCGTCATGGGGTATCCGTCGAGGATTACAACGAATTGGCCGCGCAGCCGTGGTTTCAACTGCAAGTTCAGATGAAACGGTCCGAGTATGAGAAAAACGGCGTCACGTTCAAGGCCAAGGCCGCGTGGATGGCCGGGGACTTGCTCGATCAGGTGTACCTCAGTGCGGCGTCGACCGATGCCAGCCTCAGCCAGAAGCATGAAGTCCTCAAAACGCTCATCAAGGCCGCAGGGTTAGAGCCCAGAGAGGAAAAAGTCAAAGATGTTGGCCCGGGGTTCAGCATTTCTATCGACTTGGGCGGTGGGCAGAGTATTAACTTGAGCAACCAGCAGACCATCACACCCGTTACACTGGACGCTGAGGTCAAGGAGATCAAGTGAGCAGCACATACAAACCGACCGAGACACAGCGCAACTTTATGCTTGACGAGGCGTACGTCCGCGTGCTGGCCGGGCCGGTCGGTGGGGGCAAGTCGGTCACATGCGTGCATGAGCTGGTTCGTATGGCCTGTGGGCAGGCACCGAACGCCAAGAAAATCCGCAAGACGCGGGCGGTTATCGTGCGTAACACGGCAGACCAGCTGGCCCTGACGACGCGAAAGACGGTGTTCGACTGGCTGCCCCCGGGCGAGGCTGGTATCTGGAAGGCCGTGGAGAAAACGTTTATCCTCATGGCGAACTTGCCGGACGGCACCAAGGTGGAGTCGGAGTGGCTGTTCATCGCGTTGGATACGCCGGACGACGTGCGTAAGGCGCTGTCACTGGAGACCACGTTCCTGTGGGGTAACGAGAGCCGGGAGCTGCACAGCGAGGTTGTGGATGGCCTGCTAGGTCGTCTGAACCGATACCCGTCGATGAAGGACGGTGGGCCCACACGGTCGTGTGCGTTGTTTGACACCAACATGCCCGACGAGGACACATGGTGGCATAACAAGATGGAAGAGCCGCCGTCAAACTGGGCGATATACAAGCAGCCTGCCGCGATCATCAAGCCAGACGCGTACCTTGAGAAGTTCGGTGAAGAGGCCGAAGAGGTGCTGCTGGATAAGGACGGCGTTGAGTGGGCCGTGAACACTGAGTGCGACAATTACAACAACCTGCCCAAGCAGTACTACCCCAACATCATCCCGGGCAAGACCGATGACTGGTTGCGTGTGTACCTGCGCTCAGAGTATGGCCGTAGCCTGTCTGGGACGCCGGTGTACGAGAAGACGTTCACATACGATTTCCATGTGGGCAAAGAAAAAATCAAGCCGATCCGCAGCGAGGACTACCCGGTCATTATCGGGCTGGACTTCGGGCGCACACCGGCAGCAGTGTTCAAGCAGCGCGACCCACGCGGGCGCGTAGTGACGTTGGCTGAGCTGACGTCGGAGAACATGGGTATCGAGACGTTCCTGCGGACAAAGCTGAACCCGTTCATCGCGAACAACATGCAGGGGTGCTCGTTCGTCGTGGCCCCGGACCCAGCAGGGTACGCCAAGCAGCAAATGGGCGAAGTGTCGTTGGTGGATATAGTTAAGCAGGCCGGGTTCAAATGCCAGCGGCCACCGACAAACGACCCAGAGAAGCGGATTCAGGCTGTCGAGCGCTTGCTTGTGCAACAGTTGGAAGGTAAAGCGCTGTACCTGATCGACCCGGGATGCACCACGCTGGTCAAGGGGTTCCGGTATGGTTACCGGTACAAAATCAAGAAGTCAGGGGAGATGGAGGACAAGCCAGACAAAAACAGCTTCTCTCACGTTCACGACGCCAACCAGTACGCCGACTCCGTGATTGACATGAACATCCGGGGCGGCACGCTCAACACCGGCAGGCGCGAGGTGAAGAAGTCCTCGTACACCTACACTTGACCCCTTGACAGCTCAGCGTACAATCTGGTAACTCTTGGAGACAGCCATGTCTTTTTTCTACCCGTCAATTACCTCTCAAGATAGGACAGAACCCTTCGAGCTTCAGGTAGCCCGGGGTATGGTTGCTGGCCATAAGCCGCTGTTTAAGTTCGGCCTTAACCCAGATATTAACGGTTCGATTGAAACAGTTTGGAGCCACAGTACGCCGTACGTATACCCCACGGTCGCCACTGTAATGAAGGTGTCAAGCACCAGTGCAAGTGATGCTGCTGCGGCTCCCGGAACCCCAAGGATTTAAGATATGGCCACAGGCATCGCACTCATCCCCGTAGCTCGTAGCTCCGATCTGGAGCGGGAGTCGCAAAAACGCAACACGGACATGCAGGCTCAGCCTGTGATCCAAGGGCTGGCCGCTCACGCACGCAAGCGCTGGGAGTCTGCTCGTGAAGCCAAGCGAACCATCGAAGAGCGCATGCTGCAGTGTCTGCGCCAGCGCAACGGTGAGTACGACCCTGACAAAATAGCAGATATCAAGAAGCAAGGCGGCTCGGAGATTTACATCCAGCTGACGTCGGTGAAGTGCCGTGCTGCCACAAGCTGGTTGCGTGATACCTTGCTGGGCGTTGGCTCTGACAAGCCGTGGAGCATTGAAGCGACACCTGAGCCCACCATGCCGCCAGAGATCATCCAAGAGCTGATGGCCAGCATGCAGCAGCAGTTGCAGGTCATGATGGAGCAGGGTATGGCCATGCCAGACCCCACACAGTTGCGTGAGACCGCCAGCTTGATGAAAGACGCAGCGATGCGCAAACTGCGCGAAGAGGCCAACGAGCGCGTTGACCGCATGGAACTCAAGATGGAAGACCAGCTTATTGAAGGTGGCTGGACCGACGCGCTGAACGCGTTCTTGGACGACGTGGTGACGTTCCCCTACGCTGTGATGAAGGGCCCCGTCAAGCGCAAGCGCAAGACCATGGTTTGGCAGAATGGCGAACTGGTGCCGTCTGAGGAGATTCGCAACGAGTGGGAGCGGGTTGACCCGTTCATGTTCTACTGGGCTCCATGGTGCTCGGACATCCAAGACGGATTTAACATCGAGCGCCACCGCATGACTCGTGAAGACCTGCAGGCCTTGATCGGCGTGCCCGGGTACAACGACGACGCCATCCGATCGGTGCTCAACTCCTTCGAGTCTGGCAACCTCAACGAGTGGCTCTGGACAGACAGCGCTCAGGCAACTGCCGAAGGCAAAGACACCACCCAGACCATCTTCACGACCGACCTGATCGACGCACTCCAGATGTGGGACAGCGTGCAAGGTAAGGACTTGCTGACTTGGGGTCTGTCTGCAAAAGAGATTCCTGATCCAGACTTGAACTACCCCTGCGAGGTGTGGTTGGTTGGCTCCACAGTGATTCGCGCTGTGTTGAACTACGACCCGCTGGGCCGCAAGCCGTACTACGTGACGTCCTACGAGCGCATACCGGGCGCTGTGGCTGGTAAGGGTGTGGCCGACTTGTGCCGCGACTCGCAGAACATGGTGAACGCCGCTGCTCGCAGCTTGGCCAACAACATGGGCATCAGCTCTGGCCCACAGGTGGCTGTGAACGTGTCTCGCCTGCCCCCGGGCGAGGACATCACAGAGATGTACCCTTGGAAAATCTGGCAGTTCCAGAGCTCTGAGTTCAACGACGGTTCTCAGCCGCTGCAGTTCTTCCAGCCAAACAGCAACGCTAACGAGCTTATGTCCGTGTTCGAGAAGTTCAGCGCCCGCGCTGACGAAGACACCATGATCCCGCGTTACATGACTGGCGAAAGCTCCCCCGGAGCTGGCCGTACGTCGTCTGGCTTGTCCATGCTCATCAGCAACGCTGGCAAGGGCATCAAGCAGGTAATCAGCAACATTGACCGCAATGTCATCGTGCCGTCAATCGAGCGCCTGTACCAAGACAACCTGCGCTACAGCAAAGACCCAGACCTGATCGGCGACGTCAAGACCGTGGCCAAGGGCGCTACCAGCTTGGTGGTCAAAGAAGCCGAAGCGATCCGTCGCAACGAGTTCCTGACTCTGGTGCTCAACAGCCCGGTGGCTCAGCAAATTGTTGGCATGGATGGCGCGGCGGAGCTCCTGCGCGAGCAGGCTCGCAACCTGAGCGGCAACGTCAACCGGATCGTCCCAGACCGTCCGACACTGACAGCCATGCAGAATCTGCAGCAGCAAAACGCTCAGCTCCAAGAGCAACTGGCCATGATCATGGGCGAAATGCAGGGCGGCGCACCGGGCGCACCGGGCATGACTCAGGGCCCAGCGCCAAAGAATATGCTGCCTGACGGGTCTCAGGTAGGGGGCAGGGAAAATTCGATAATGGTTAGTCGCCCGAACGGAGTTTAGTAGCGCGGACTGGGGTGGTAATGGCTTTTTCAGGAGTCCACCCCAGTTTAATCCGTGCGGCTATGTTTTTTGCCGCCAGTTTGTACTCCTCAGCCCACTCTACCAGTAGCTGGGTTTTACCAAACGCGGTTATATAGCGTGACTTTGATGTGTTTCTTTGCTGCCTATTTAGTGGAATCCACTTGCAGTTTTCAGGTTCGTACCCCCTGTTAATGTCGATACGTTCAATAGAGTAACCTTCCGGGCATGGACCCATGTCTGCCAAAAATGCGCTGTAGTCGTCCCACGCTGCGCAGACTCTAATACCTCTTCCACCATAACGGTAGTAGTAAGCACTTGCAGGGTTGTTGCAGCGCTTTCGCATGTCTTTCCAGCAGTTATATGTCCTGTCATTAGCGTGGCTAACGCCGTGTTTTTTCGTGGCAGCTACTCTTACCTCTAACCCTAAACACCCGCACGATTGTGTATGCCCAGACCGCAACAGTTTTCCGGATACGACCGTATTTTTCCCGCAAACGCAGGTGCAGCTCCACATAGCTCTACTGTCGTGGGTGTGAGAGAATGCGTTTACCGTCAATCGACCAAACACCAGCCCAACCATGTCTTTACGTTCGTGTTTCATACAAGCTCCTAAATTTGTAGTGTACAACACCAACTTAACTTCCGTCTAGTTGTTTTTGTTGTTTGACTTTTTGTGAATTTGTTGTATAGAATCCACACATGAAGATTTTTATAGGCCAAAAGCCTGATCGGCAGCACATGCAAGCACTAATCCGCTGCAAGCTGCAAGAAAACGAGGCGCTACTGGCGCTGTTCCGGACCAAGCTAGAGGAGACCAAGGTCTCCTTGATGCAGGCAGAAGAACCGCACCGACTGTACCGCCTCCAAGGTCAGGCTCAGGTCTTAACAGATTTCCTCGAAGCGGTTGAAAAATCGTCAGAGGTCTTCGACCGGATCAAATGATCCGATTTTTGTAGCCCGAGCAAACCATTATGTGAACGGCAGACCGCAGTAGGAGCCTGAAGCAGAGTTGGAGCTAAAAGGAAATTGAAATGGCATTGCCAAAACAAGTAGAAGCGCAGTTACGAGAACTGGAAGCACTGGAAAAGCAGCTAGCAGAGGGCCAGAATCCTGCACCCGCAGACCCTGAACCAACGCAAGCAGAGCCTCCCCAAGACCCACAGCCTCAGCAAGCTGAGCCCAAACCTGTTGAGCCAACGCCGACGCCAACCGAGCCAGTAGTCGCGGAAGAGACATGGCAGCAGAAGTACAAAACCCTCAAGGGCATGTACGACGCTGAAGTGCCTCGCTTGCACGCAGACTTGCGAGAGCTCAAGGGCCAAGTGGATAGCCTCCGCAAAGCCTCTGAGACCAAGCCAGTTGAGCCCGCTAAGCCCGCAGCTGCTACGAAGTTGGTGACTGATGCTGATGTTGAAGCATTTGGTCAGGACTTGATTGAAGTCCAACGCAAAGTTGCCCGCGAAGTGGCATCAGAGTTTCGAGGCGAGCTAGACGCCATGAGAGTCGAGAATGAGAAGTTGCGCGAGCAGCTGACCAGTACCGGCACCCAAGTGTCTGAAGCAAGTTTTGAGCAGCGCCTGTACCGTATGGTGCCGGACTTTGAAGCAGTCAATGCTAATCCCAAGTGGATTGCTTGGCTCAACGAAGTGGACCCGCTGCTCCGAGCCCCCCGATCTTCTGTTGCACAACAAGCGTTCAACCGAGGCGATGCTGAAGGTGTTGCACACTACGTGGCGATGTTCAAACAGACCGTCGCACCCGCAGAGCAAAAAGCCGACAAGACCGATGAGCTTGAGCGTCAACTTCAGCCGAATCGTGGTGCCACAAGCGCCCCACCTACCTCTCAAAAGGGTAAGGTCTACACCAACTCGGACATCGAAAAAATGTTCCGTAAGGCAGCAGACTTGGGGACCAAAGGGCAACTCGACGCGGCAAAGAAACTTGAAGCTGAAATTGATGCTGCGTTCATGGAAGGTCGCGTAACCGCGTGACCAGTGACACAGCGTTGAACCCAACCTGTTATTTTTAGGAGGCCATCATGGCTGCAATTTATCCCGTCCAATCGCCGTTTAACACGAACCCCTCGTACTCCGGCGCGTTCATCCCCACCCTGTGGTCCGGCAAATTGCTGGCCAAGTTCTACCAGAACACCATGTTGTCTGAAATCGCTAACACCGATTACGAAGGCGAGTTGAAGAACCAAGGCGATACCATCCGTATTCGTCTGGCCCCTTCGATCAGCATCTCTGACTACACTGTTGGCCAGAACTTGTCGTACGAAGTCCCCACTCCTATCTTCCAAGATATGCAAGTGAACAAGGGCAAGTACTTCGGCGTGCAAGTCAACGATGTGCTGTCTTATCAGTCCGACATGAACCTGATGAACATGTTCACCGAAGACGCTGCCAAGCAGTTGAAGATTTCGATTGAAAACGAAGTGTTCTTCAACAACATGGTCACTGAAGGCCCTGCCGCTGCCAACGAAGGCGCTACTGCTGGTGCTATCTCTGCTGCCTACAACTTGGGCACAGACGTAACTCCTATCGACCAAGCCACTCCCGAGAACGTGCTGAAGGGTATCCTGCGCATGTCTACAGTGCTGGACGAGCAGAACGTGCCTGAAGACGGTCGCTGGTTAATTATCAGCCCCTTCGACCGTCATCTGCTGATGCAATCCAACATCGCTCAAGCCTACTTCACTGGCGACGCTCAGTCGACCATTCGTAGCGGCAAGATCGGTATGCTGGACCGCTTCACTGTGTACGTGTCCAACTTGCTGCCTCGCGGCGCTGCTGGCAAGGCATTGGTTGCTGGTTTGACAGACCCCGCCACTGGTGGTGCTGTAGCTAGTGCTAAGGCCCGTCGTTTGATGGTCGCTGGTACCAAGGCAGCAATGTCTTTCGCCATGACCGTGAACAAGACTGAGCCTCTGCGTAACCAGACTGACTTCGGCGATATCGTCCGTGGTTTGGCTGTGTATGGTCGCAAGACTGTCAAGCCAGAAGCCTTGGTGACTGCTATCGTCGGCTCCGCCAGCTGATGAACTGGGCCCCTCCGGGGGCCCTTTCTATTCCCTCATTCTTTGGAGATTTTTATGTCTACTCAATTTTCTCGTAGCATTGGCGGGTACGCTACGGCTACCGCTGGTACAACTCAGACTCAGGCCGGTGCTACTGCACTGACTGGTGCTGTTAATTTTGTCACGACCGGCACTGCTGCCGATGGCGTTTTGTTGCCTACTGAGCGTCCTGTCGGCGATGTGGTCTACATCGTTAATAGTTCTGCCGCATCGCTTAACGTGTATCCTGCCACTGGTGGCAAGATCAACAACGGTTCTGCAAATGCTGCTAAGGCTTTGGCCGCTAACATGTCCGGGGCTTATATCAGCTTGGGCAGTGAAAACTGGGGCGCTGTTCTCAGCGCCTAATCGGTGGCACAATAAAGGGGCTCTTCGGAGCCCTTTTTACTTTACGGAGAATTGAATGAACGTACTTGAGCTTATGTCCCGCCTTGGCGGCGAAACCCTGAACAACAAGATTCGCGCCAGCATCGACGGCAAAATCGTTGTTTTGGCCCGTATGATTGGCACCGAATGGGAATACACCCCAGAAGGCCAAGAGCTGGCTAACGCGCACTCCAACGCCGCCGCTGAGGAAGCCAAGCCCAAACGTGCCAAGAAGGCAGCAGAGCCGGTGGCGGAAGAAGCGCCTACCCAAGAAGCCCCTGCTGCTGTAGAATTGGCTGACATCCAGCTTGATGTCGAGTAAGGACGTCCATGAAAGCGATCAGCGAATTCTTCTCACGCCTAATCCCCTACGTGCCGGGATGCTCTGAGCCATTGGCTCAGCAGGCGCTGCTGGACTCCGCTATCGCTTTTTGCGAAGCGTCTCAGGTAATCAGGCACGACCTTGACGTGTTTAACACCATTATTGGCCGAGCCTCTTACGAGCTTGATATGCCAACTCAGCAAGAGCTGACCCGAATCCTTCTCGTCAAAGTGGGCGACCAAGAAATTTACGCCGAGCTGGCTGAGTCTCGCGGGTACCCGCCTGACGCTAACGCCATTCCCACAGCGTTCTTTACGACACGCAATGACGCTGAGCTGCTGTTCCAGCTTTACCCGGTTCCAGACAAAGTCTACGCAGTGCGCGTGCGCGTGGCGCTGCGCCCCACCAAAGCTGCGACGCAGGTCGAAAACGATCTGGTTGACTACTGGACTGACCCCATCGTTGATGGTGCCATGGCTCGCATTCTGGCCATCCCAGACCAGCCATTTTCAGACCCCAACAAAGCAATGATGATGCGTGCCTCCGCCGCACGCGCCACGCACAACGCTCGCATTGAGGGCAACTATGGCCGAGTGCGTGGGTCTATGCGCGTAAAACAGCGTCCCATCGCTTGAGGTAAGCCATGACTACACCAGCACAATCCGTGATCCGCCGCGCTGCGGAGACGCTTCAAGACTTGAGCGCTGTGCGCTGGAGCACCGCTGAACTTGTCAGGTACCTGAACGACGGCCAGCGCGAAACAGTCGTGTACCGCCCCGATGCAACGGCTACCAACGTCACGTTTACATGTGTTGCGGGGGCTAAGCAGACGCTACCTACAGCAGCTGCTAGGCTAATCGAGATCAACCGAAACTTGGCTGCTACCAGCTCTAAACAGGCAATACGACTGGTCAACCGCAACTTGCTGGACCATCAGGTGCCCAACTGGCAAAACGAGTCAACCGCAGTAAACATTAAGCACTACATGTATGACCCGCTTGACCGCACGGTGTTCTACGTATACCCACCAGCCACCGTGTTAGCGCAGCTCAACATGGTGTACGCCGCGCTGCCTACAGACATTACTGAGCCTGCTGGGGGTACTACATACACATCGGTGTCTGGGAACATCAGCCTGCCTGATACGTTTGCAAACTCGCTCTGTGACTACGTCATGTACCGTGCGTATGCCAAGGACACTGAGCAGCAGGGCAACGCAGCCCGCGCTCAAGCTCACTTTGCCGCATTTGGCGCTGCGCTGGGTGTTGAACTCACCACCACTGGTGGAGTCAGCCCATCTCCGCTTGGCAACCCGCGTCGCGCTGCATAAGGAATAGCCATGACTGAAAAAATCAAACTGGTACAAGGCGACACACGCCCGCAATTGCAATGCACCCTGACTGACGAAATCACTGGCGCGGTAATTGACATCACTGGAGCAACCTGCGTGCTGAAGTTCAGGGCTTCCGGTGCTACTACGCTGCTGGATACTTTGAGTGGAACCGTCACCAGCGGCGCTGCTGGCATTGTGGTGTTTCAGTGGAATGCAACCACCCTTAGCGTTCCAGCCGGGGACTACGAGGGTGAGATTGAGGTCACGTTCCCATCTGGCGGCGGCATTCAGACTGTGTACGACTTGCTGAAGTTCAAGCTGCGTGAGGACTTCTAATGCCGATCCGTGCCTCAGTCGTAGAACTACAGGCTCTGGCAAGTGAGATCAGGCTAAAAGCTGACACAGCTGCAGTAAAACTAGATGCGGCTACTCAGGCCGATCTCTTACAAGCTATAGCCTCGTATGTTGAGCTACAGACGCAAACCTACGCGTCAGTTTTTGACGCTTCTGTAGCGGCGATCTTGTTGAAGGCAGACACCATCGTCGGCGAGTTTGTGCGGTACATTTACCTGACCGATCAGGCCGTGACTAGCGAAGCGCTTATCCGGGCCATCAGCAAGGTGTTTGGCGACTTGGCTACTACCCTTGACGTAGCCAACAAAGAGGTTGCAAAACCCGTGTCGGACGCGGCGAGTGCTGTCGATGCTGCAGCGTTGAGCTCTTTAAAATCTTTAAGCGACGCACCCAGCACGGCGGACGCGGCGGCTAAGACTTTTGTGCGTGCCCCTGCTACCGAGCTGTTGACAAGCACGGATGTGACTATTGTGACGCCGCAAAAGGGGCTATTTGACGTCGCGTATTCACTTGAAGGACCAGCGTTTGGACAGACTTACGTGGACCCTACCTACTTTGCGCAGGATTACGCGTGGGACGGCAGCCCAGCCAAGGATTTTGGCAAGAACCTGTCCGAACTGTTGGACTCCACAGACGACCAGACCATATTTTTTACAAAGAGTCTTATCAGCCATGCTACCGTCGACGAAGTTTTTTCCCGCTTTTTCACGACAAGCCGTGCAGATAGCTTTTCACCGTCGGATGTAGTATTATTGACCGCAAGCAAAGCGCTTGCGTCAGGTGCCGTCAACGCTGATTCAGTCGTGGTTCTGGCAGGCAAAAACATTTTGGACGCCGCCGATGCTGCTGATGCTGGATCGCTGCGGATGACAGACTACGCAGACATCAGTTATTTTGCCCAAGACTATGTGGGCACCTCACTCAGCTTTTAAGGAGCAGCACCGTGCAAACTATTGAATCTCTCAAAGCCACTGGCAACGTAAACATCAGCATCGCACGGGCCGACGGTAGTGTGGAGCACACAGAAATCAAAAACTTGGTGGTCACCACCGGCTTGAACTACATTGTCAGCCGAATGAAAGACACCACACTCGGCGCTATGAGCCACATGGCCATCGGCTCGGGGACTACGGCTGCGGCTGCGGGTAACACCACGTTGGGTAGTGAGCTTGGTCGGGTTTCGCTGACCTCTACTACAGTGTCTACAAACACAGTCCAATATGTGGCCACCTTTGGGGCTGGTACAGGCACTGGAGCAGTGACGGAAGCCGGTATCCTAAACAACAGCTCTGGTGGTACGTTGCTGTGCCGCACTGTGTTCGGCGTCGTGACTAAAGACGTTGGAGATTCTATGGTTATCACTTGGACCATTACGGTGGCGTAAATCTACCGCTTTGCGGCCCTGTGTTCTTGTTGGAGCTTGATTTATGTCGACCATTGTTCTTCGTCTTGTAAAAGGCGTACCCCTCACCAACGCGGAGTTGGATGATAACTTCAGCAATCTGAACACAGATAAGCTGGAGGCCGGTACGACGGCAACGCTGACCAACAAAACCATCAACCTAAGCAGCAACACGTTTGTAGCGACTTCAGCTCAAATGGCTACTGCGGTGTCTGACAAGACAGGCTCTGGTGCGCTGGTGTTTGCTACCAGCCCCACTTTTGTTACTCCTGCTCTCGGTACGCCATCAAGCGGCACAGTGACAAACCTTACTGGCACAGCTTCCATCAACATCAACGGCACTGTGGGCGCTACAACAGCCACCACAGGCGCGTTCACTACGCTGACCACCTCTAGCACGGTCACATTAAACGGCGGCACAGCTAATGGTGTGGCCTTCCTGAACGGTAGCAAAGTCTTGACCACGGGGTCAACGCTGGCTTTTCTTAACGGCAATTTTCTTGTTGGTAATGTAGTAGCACCAAGTCCGTCCGATATTCCATCTATTGAAATGGAATCGGCTGCTCTTTTTGGGCAAAGGGAATTTATTTTCGCATGTAATGCGTATTACCAAAGTGGCTGGAAATACCAAGGAACAGGTTTTGCAACTAGATATTACCTTGACCGTACCAACGGGGATCACTTATGGCAAGGTGCAAATTCTGGATCGGCTGGTGCTGGAATTGGATTTGCCACACGAATGACGCTTACAGCAAGTGGTGTTTTGCAGCTTACAAACAATTTGCAGCTTCCAAACAATTTGCAGTTCACAGGCACTGGCAACCGCATCACTGGCGACTTCAGCAATGCGACTGTTGCCAATCGGGTGGCTTTTCAGACAAGTACAGTAAATGGAAGGACAAGCATTGGGCTGCTGCCAAACGGAACAGAAGTTCGTTCTGACTTAATTTTATACAACTCATCTGATACGGTAAATAATTCGTTTTTAGATATTTTTTGTAGCGATACGCAGTATGCTTTTTCTGGCAATAAAGGTGGCACAGGCGCATATCTGCCCATGATCTTCTACACAGGAGGCAGTGAGCGAGTCAGGATTCAAACGTCTGGTAACGTGGGAATTGGGACGATTTCGCCTACGGAATTACTTGATGTCAACGGCAACTTGGCAATTACCGGATCATCCCGCCGCATCACTGGCAACTTTGGCTCTGGCACAGTTGATACACGCATATTCTTTCAGTCCAGTTCAAGCAATACGCAAACTAACATTGTTGCTGTTGAAAACGGGACAACACTAACTGGAAACGGCGCGGCTCAACTTGTTGTTGCGGACAGTGCTTACACAACAGGGACAAACTATGTTTCTGGAAACGTAGCGCTAATCAAAAACACCGACTTCCGCATTTCCAGCAATGCAGTTGGCACAGCCGCATACCTGCCTATGGCCTTCTACACAGGAGGCAGTGAGCGAGTCAGGATTGATAACTCGGGTAATGTGACAGTCGGGCCTATAGCAACACTTCCCAACTCTACATTTGCCGCAAATGCTGGTGTAACTGCAAGGACTGCTGCTGCTTCAGCCATAACCCCATATTTGCAACTGTACAACGGCAATTCTGGCACTGACCTAAAAACATGGCGACTTGGTGGGCAAGGTGACGGATCATTGTCATTTGAAGCCGTCAATGATGCTTACACGGTTGGCTCTGTCAAAATGACCCTTACCAATGCTGGCAACGTAGGGATTGGGACAAGTTTTCCAGCAGCTCCATTAGAAATTTCTGGTACTGGCACAACGTCTATTATTACTGCAACAAGCGCCGCTTCATATTCCGTATTGCGACTTCGTAATACTGGCGCATCAGGCAAGTCATATGAAATTGCTGTTGCAGGTAACACTGTAGGTGGCGTGGGAAACAGTTTGTACTTCTATGACGGAACTGCGACTGCTGTTCGACTTCTCATTGATACGGCTGGCAACGTAGGTATTGGTACAAGTTCGCCAACATCAAAACTTCATGTCTCAGGTGGAAGAACTGATTTAACGGCAAATAGCGAAACTTTTGCTTTGGGAATTAGATATAACTCATCGGGTGGTTTGTATTACATTGGCGCAACCAACTCCGCTACTCCTGATATGGTCTTTAGTCAGGTTGGTGGCTCCGAGCGAATGCGGATTAGTAACGCTGGTGACGTGGGGATTGGGACACCTACAACCACAAACGGCAATCTGACAATCCAAAAGGCTAGCGCAACTACAGATGGGCCAGTCCTTACGCTGTGGAACAGCAACCCATCCGGCGGCAACACCTGTGGGTATTTGAGGTTCTTTAGCAACACCACTGTCAGAGCGCAAATTCACAGTGTTGTTGACTCGGGTAGCCCATTCCACGGTAACCTAATTTTCAGCACAGGGGAAAACACTCTTAGCGAACGCCTCCGTATTGATTATTTAGGCAGGCTGTCTACCGCAGGTGGTCAGTACCTTACAGCTTATAACCAGAGCAACAGTTTTACGCCAAACAGTACTAACTGGATTCGCTTGTGTACGCTATCTGCAACAAACCAAGGCCAGATGGTTGATTTTACATTTAGCATACCGGGCCAGCACATTCTGTTTCGCGTCAAATTTTCCAAAACTACCGCTGGAGGTTTTGGAGGTGGCGGCATTTTAGACGTTGAACTCCTAGGAGCGTATGTTTACAGCAATTACACTCCATTTGATTGGCGGTTGAGTGATGGTGGAACAAATGGCCCATCACATATTGACATACGGTTTCCAAATAACGCAGGGGAAGCAATTGGTTCAATTGTTAACGTCATTAGTTCCTATACCAATGATGTCGCAAGACATGCCACATTCCCAATGACAAACCTTGGTTCAGGGAATACCGGAGGATCGTATTCAAATATGGGTTCCGCTGGCGCTGGCGGCTTTACTAAACAGTGGTTTAGGATGACAGGAACCAAATACGTCTTCTACGACAACAACATGACAATCACCAGCGGTGCAACACCTCCAACAGCATAAAGGAAACATTATGAATACATACACTTGGATTATTGAAGCAATGGATTGCAAGCCACAAGAGGGCAGCTTGACCGATGTTGTTATTACGGCGTACTGGCGCTGCAATGGCACAAACGGTCAAGACGGTATCTTTGATGGTACTGTTTACAACACTTGCTCATTCAGCCAACCCGGTGACCCATTTACTCCCTACGCTGATCTGACGCAAGAGCAAGTGCTTGGCTGGTGCTGGTCTTCTGGTGTGGACAAAGACGCAACCGAGGCCAACATTGACCAGCAGATTGCCAATCAAGTTAACCCTCCTGTAATTCAACCACCACTGCCTTGGGCATCAACAACACCGTAACTTTAGGACGAACCATGAAACTGATCGCACCCATCATTGCAGTGCTGTCCCTGACAGGCTGCGCCACTGGACAGTACCAAGCCTATGCTGACGCTCACAAAGCCCAAGCAGCGGCTCAGACAGCCCGTTACCAAGCCCTTGCTGACATTGCAAAGATGGGTGACACCACTGCCAAGGTCGCAGCGGTGATGTCCCTGCAAATGGGCAGCGCACAACAGAACACGCAGATCAATGCACCCAAGAGCTGGGCTGACTATGCCCTGCAGTGGACTGGCCTGTTGCTGCCGACATTCGGTCAGGTGTACACCATCAACAAACAGACCTCCTTGGGCATGCGCCAGTCTGACAATTCAACAGCCGTGGCTGTCAGCACCAACAATGCTTTTGTGGGAATTGCCAGCAAGATTCAAGCAC